ATGCTGTACTGTCAATAGAAGTTAGGAATTTTGTTCGAGCAGGGATCACCTCTTGAGTGGCAATGCCACCAGGATCCGAAAGAGTCACATCTACGACAGCCATAGAAGACGATCTAGATCTAGGAGAATACCCTAGAGATTCTGCGTGACCTACGACTGAAGATCGCAACTGAGACGTAGATAGAAAAGACTCATTGATTGCCATGTTAGCAATCAGTGCGTTTATGTGAGTGTTATAAGCAAGAACATCTAGAATGCTAGAAAGACCACTTGCTTCAAAGTTATAATCTTTAAATTCAGAACTGTTTTTAAAATAAGTCTTTAACTTATCTTTGATGTTGATGAAGTCTAAATCACTTGTGTTGACTGTCATTTATCTCGCCCTTGATATTGCAAGTTCCATTGTTACGATTTTAGGTGTATTGATTACCTGAAAAACAATTGTAATGGAAATTGAATTATAGTTTGGTTTTATGTTTACGTCTACTGTTCTTAATATAGCACGAGGTTCAAACAGTTCTATCTGAGTTCTCACAGCCTCTTCGATATCGTATGCCTCAATCTCTGTATCTAACTGAAACAGAAATGACTCTAGATTTCCACCGTACACAGGTTTGAAGGGAACTGAACCACGATTAGACATTAGCAGATTTTTAATCGATTGACGAACAGCAGATGCTTCTGTTTTCTTATAAACGTCGTCTGTGTCTCGGTTCCGTTCAAACGAACAATCTATGTCTGAGTTAGTGCGCTTTACCGATGTAGTAATAGGCGCATTACCTAGATTGCCGTCTTGAATTGAGAATTGCTTACCCATGTCGTGAAACTCTTTTCTTTGTATTTATACAGAAAGTTCTAGGGTTGGTTCAGGTAATTCAGGTAAAGTAACATCGAACGAAGTAGGCACCCCTAATAACTCAAGTACATCACAGAAAGACAACGTTAAGAAATCAAATAGTTTACCAAGACCTATCAGGTCCAAAAACTTTTTGATTACCTTGACCCATAGAAAGAGCAACTCTTTCATAACGATCGTTTTCCACTCTTTCGCTGCGGCAACCAACTTGTCAATCTCTTGTTCGATAGAGATGACTGTCTTGTCAATGTCACCCCCTAGTATCTCTTTCAGTGAGATGTCGAACGGAGAAGGTAATGGAACCGTTAGGTTCATGATCTCATCGACCATCTGTTGTTTGATCTTTTCTATCTCTTCTTGCGCATCGAAATTTTCAATGTCTTCTTGTAGTTGTTCTGCCTTTTGTTCTAATTCTTTCGCTTGATCTTCTATTCGTTGTATCTCACGATCCATCTTTTCTTTCGCGAGATCAACCATCGCACGAACCCATTCTCCCATATCAAGAGATAACGGAATCGGTAGATCGGGCAACCCCAATAAGTCCCAGACCTCATCAAACAAATCAATAAGTTTTTCGAATAACTTGAACAGAGTCATGGTACACCAGTCCATGATCTCGCCCTTGATATATTTCCAAGTGAGTTTCGCCTTGTACTCGTTGACAGTCATGCCGAACTCACCATCATAGTACCGAAGTTCTTTTGGCACTAGTTTGTAAATCGAATCTAGTATTTTAGCAGCTTCGTCATTCAACATGCCCTTTGCGCTGTCGTATGCGTCTTGTTCTAACTTACCACTCTTGAAGTCTGCTTCTAGTTGTTCTAGTTTGGCAAAGTATTCGTCTGTATATCCTGATATCTGATTGACCAACTCTTCTTGATATGCTGGGTCGGTAATCTTGAGGACATCAACTGACAACCCCAATATATCGACTTCGAAAGATATAGGTATGATCTTGTTGATCAACTCTAGAATCTTGACAGGGATAAAGATATGAAACTCTTGTATCAATTCTTCGATGGCATCCTCGGCCTCTTTCTCCCAGTCTCTTATACGACCTTTCTTCCAGTATGGCGAGAGTAGATCTGCGATACCTTCCATGATATCTTCGAGTTCTTCGATCTTTTCTTCAAGTTCTTCTATTACTTGTAGTTCTGCCTTACCTATCTCTTCGTCTATTCCCTTCTCAATTTCTTCAATCGTCAATCCTTTCAGACTTTTCTCGGCTTCATTGACCTTCGATTCTATCTGTGCGCGGTACTGATTGATTTGCATTTTCAGATCAGTAGGAATCTCCGCAATCTGATTAAACAGATTGACAAAGTCCGCTTTCTTAGGTGGAAGTGAATCGCTGCAAGGTAGTTCTATCATGAGTTGATTCTAATTGATTTACCGTTGATCTTGACTTCACCATCACCAGAGGCAGTGATGTTGACATTGCCGTCTTCATCCATGATAATACTTGCGCCAGAGTTATGTTTGATAGTAAACGTATCGTTGGTAATCTCCCAGTGAGTCCCACTAGTATGAAACTCTTTGATGCGCTCTTTGTCTGGCGTATCATCATACTCTTTATAGTGACCTCTGGTTGTACCATAGACTTTGTTATGAGGATATTCCCCTTCTGTCAAAACTCTTGGGTGTGTGTCGCGCTGTACTGGAATAGCACCTACAATTAAAGGAAGCTGGGAGTTCTGTCCGTCTAAGAACATTCCGAAAACCTGAGCACCTGGTAACAGACCTAGATTTTGACCGTTTCCCAAATACGTTGATTGAGTGACTGGAACAACGATCTGGGCCCAAGGCAAATCTTCTTCTTCGATTTCATCGTACACACCAAAGATACGTACACGCGCACGACCTAGTTTCATAGGGTCGTCTTCTACATTAACGACTTCACCAAGAAACCATCGAGTCTGGTCTCCATAATAATCTATAAACGATTTAGGTATCATGACAACCCAACCTCCGGTTCACTGTTATCAATTTTCACTACAGACATTGAGACTGTATATGATTCTTGTCTGATTGAATGCTTGCATCCGAAAATGAGAAAATCGCCAGACTTGTTCTTATCGAAAGTTGCGTCAACAGTTTCCTGACCTTCAGCAAAACTCTTGTCTAACAAAAATAGCATTCTTATTTTTCTGCCTACACTGCTGTTACTTACCCCGTCGAGAAAGTCATATCCATTCACAGAAATTAACATAGAATCTTTTGTTAGCAGATTTGACATAGCCAAAGAAGTTACCTTAGCTTTGTGCCCCGATACATCATGACATTCTGAAAGAGACAACCAATTCGCATGAGCCTGAGTTCCAGCAATCTGAGTGATTCTTTTAGAGATAGGGACTTGTGATCGTGACCAGTCATACTTAAGAATTTCTAAAATAGATTCGTCACGAACAACGTTAGTTTTTTTAAGTGTGTCGTTGACTTCTACATCGATGTCAAATATAAAGTCTCCTGCGCTCTTGTTTGATACATTGATATAATTGTACTGAGATCCTATAACACCTTTATCAAGCATAGAAAACATGTTTGCAGTGTCTTTGGTCTGATAACTTAGGATCGTCCTACGTTGCATCTTACCCATAGGTTTAGTGTTAGAAATAGAGCTTTCGGTAAACGAATAAGGTATGTCAGGATTTATCACAGGTTGTGTTAACAGATGTTGAAGGTCTGCCAACTCTAAATCTTCTTCTCCCAAGGAAGAAAAAAGATAAAAAGGAAACCCTTTGTCAGTGGACAATCTGTTTTTTATCCAATGCAAGGCTTCAATAGGATTCAGATTCGGGACGATCAGTTTCATATACTGACGTTCGCCCGTCCCTTCTTCTACTACACCTTTTTTTAAAAAGTCTTTAGCAATTTTAGAGACGATTTCTCCGCCATGTCCTTCATATGAAACATTTACGTTTTGTGTCTTTGAAAGAAACGCAATATCTTCGATTAGGTGTGCGATGTAGTGTTCTTGATCATCTTTTATTTTTTCAGACCTTATGACCTTATCTAGATAGAACGACTTTTTTATTAATTGGCCATCTCTTACTGTTAATGATATTGATATTCTTTCGCCGCCACTTAAAGTCAGCATCTCGAATGTGCCTTCTTGTGCAACAAAACTCATCACCGCAGTCAAGTACGGTTTGTCTATACTCTCAAAGATATCGAGGTCTAGTACCGAATTAGAAACCTCTACAGGTACACCGTCAGCTACTTCAAACCTTATGCTTTCGATAGCAACTGAGGTTTCATGTTCGGCTTCAAATTCATTAGACATTATGATGTAACCGCTCTATTGAACAAAGACGTGACAGCGACTATTGAAGTAGGTTTAATAACACGAATTTTACGAATAGACTCGTTGATCGATCGATAATATTCTAAGGTCGATTCTTCATACAGATTACTGTTCCATCCGTCTTTCGTTCTATAGTCTACTATGTTGCCATTGTTATCTGTGTAGTGATGAGCAGATAGGTATTCTGGTGCAACAGATATCAGAATGACTGAATTTAAATGTGAAGGAGACGTAACAACATCGCCCGATACAAATTGTACTTCACTAGTTGATTCAATTACGATGTGCCCTAGACTCGTATCGATATGAGATACCTTTCCTGTTGCACCACTATCAGACTCTACTATCATATCTTTTGAAAACATATGAATATCACTATGAGTTTTTAATGTGATGCCTGAGAATTCAGACTTGATTTTATCTTCGAGAGCCCGTTGCGTTAGAGGCCATCCGTATTCTTTAATAGAATCATTCATGAAATAGAACGTCCAGTGCAACTGAGGATTCTTATATAGATCATAAGCGACATTGTCTGGTCGATCCCCGTCTCGTATGTGGTAGTCTTGATAAAAGGCACTGTTTTCTTTTATTTGGTCTATCATCTCAACATGAACGGCAAGGTTCTGCATAAGTGCATTATCGCCATTTGCAAATTGATAAGACTCTATAGGAAAATTTCTGAAGTATGACATTAGTATCCCTGCTCGATATCGGATCTGCTCAAAGTGACTTCTTCAGCGAAACTTAAGGACAGATCTATTTCAACTGGGCGGCCGTCTGGATGAAAGGCCATAGAAGAAGGATTATAGTTAGTCGTAACCGATCTCAAATAACAATCTTTCATTCTGTTGCCAACACGCTTTCTTTTAGTTACAAGTTCGTATGCTGGTTCTTCACCATCGGCGGCGGCGATATCGCCTATGTCTTTAGCGACCATCTCTTCATGTTCTACATAAACTGCGATTCTAAATAGTGAAGGAAACTTATATCCAGCAGCTACTGGGCCTATACTAATAATCTCTGGATACGAATGTGTTCGAAAGTGTTTTATGATGGACTCAACTTCTTTAGCTTCCGACTGTGACTTAGGAAGGAATTTAAACTGAAATGTAAATTCGCGAAGATTAACGCCTCTAAAAGTGTTTCTTAAGTTTGGGTTGACAGTCACACCAGCTGCAATAGAATATGCTTCAGAAACTTCTTTTGGTGCAAGCTTGTTTGCTAATCTCGCACCTACTACAGCAGCTTTACTACCAGTCAGATTCCCTACCGCCATATCAAAAATACTAGTAAGTCCTTTAGAGAATTCATTTAGTGTTGAACTGACAATACTTTTGCCAGATGACGCACCCGCTAGCACTCCTGCTCCTAACAATCCCAGTTCAGTTCCCGCTATATTAAAACCATCATTTTGTTGAAACCCTACAGGGAGATACAACTGAACATTTGGAACATCTTTAGGTATAACTTCTCTATCAGTGTACTCTGTAGACTCTAAAAACTTCTTAGATCCTTCCATAAGTTCTGCAGATCCTTTTTTAGAAAATTCTAAAGATTTCTCTCTTTCTTTGTTGTACTTTTCTAACGAAGATTTAAAGTTGGATTCTGCCCAGTCAATTCCCCCTTGGATCTGTCGAGTTTGATTTTCGTCAAACTTACCATTTTCTAGGTAATTACGTGCCGAGGCAGCTGCCTGCTTAGACTTGTTTGCCAGTCGATACGCGTCTTTGGAGTTTTTGTTCGCCGCCTTGGAATTCTTAAAGAGTTTTTGAGCGGTTTTCCAGTGCTCGTTTTTTATGTCGCCTTTAGCTTGAGGAGGAACTATCTCCATTATCGTAAAATTTATCTTCGCTTTGTACTGGTCTTGATTCTCAAGAGGATACTTATAATGAAACATGCAGGCGCCGCCTGGGTCATTAGTATCCTCTGCGATTCCTTTTTCTTCTTGAGTAGTAGAATCTATACTGATCTTGATAGACATAGTGATATTATCCATAGTTTATAAATATCGTTATGCTATTTATACACGATTTTCGAAATGAAAACCTATAAAGGTAGATACAAACCTAAGAATGCGTCCAAGTATGTAGGGGACGTGGATAATGTCGTCTATCGATCAGGGTGGGAACGTCACGTCATGAAGTGGTGTGATGAGAACTCTGACGTAGTTCAATGGATGTCAGAAGAGTTGGTCATACCCTATATCTGCGAGACCGACAATAAACCTCACAGATACTTTGTAGATTTCGTGATACAGTACAAGTCTGGACGCGTTGTACTCATCGAGGTCAAACCACATAAAGAGACTAAGCGACCTGAGCGTAAACAAGGAAAGTCTCGCCAGACTCTATTGAACGAGGGTCTGACCTACATCAAGAACCAATCCAAGTGGAAGGCTGCAAAGCAATATGCCGACGACCGTGGGTATCATTTTGAGATCTGGACAGAGAATGAACTCACCGCTATGGGTATCATGCCCAAGTCCACGCAACGTATGCGTACTAAGAAACCACTC